AATTACCTATTCAGGTTCTGAGATGCGAAGAGCTGGATATGGGCTTAGAGAAACTGCTGCTAGTATTGGTGCTATGGGTAACTATGGTATACAAGGTAGTGCAGCTGGTACTGCTCTGGCTAACATGATGCGTTATATCCAGTTATCTGCTTCTGGTCAGAAAGCTAAAGGTGCTGATATGCTTAAGGCTGTTGGCATTGATGCTAAATCTCTGATGGATTCTGAGGGACACCTCATATCATTAAATGAGATATATCATAAGATGTATGAGGCTACCAAGGACTTAGATACCTTCTCAAAGAACAGTTTCTTCTACCATGTATTTGGAGTTCGTGGTACTCGTGAAATTGCTGCGATGGTCCAGATGATTGAGGATGCTGCAGGAGGAGCTTCTAAGTACGAGCAAATCATGCAGAACATGGCTGATGCTACTGATACTAATGCTCTTGGTAAGGCTTATGGTCAATGGCAAAAAGAAGCTGCTGGACAGTTAGCTATGTTTAGAGCTGAACTTGATAACCTTAGAACCACAGTTGGTGAACAGATTGCTCCATTATTTACTCCCATAGTAAGTTCTCTTAATAGTGTTCTTAGTATGATAGGTTGGATAGGACAAACCGGCCTTGGAGGAGTATTAATTAGAGGCTTAGCTATAGGTACAGCAATTCAATTAGCGGTTAGAGGCTTAGTGGCTTTTAGAGGGCTTATTATGATGGCTACTTCTGGATTTGCAGCAGCTTCTGCAGCTGGTGCTGGTTTAAGTAGAGGTCCTGCTGCAGCTAATGCCCAATTTACTCTAATGGAGGCTCACCTAAGAACCCTAATTCAGTTACAAGCTCACTACATGGCTATTCAGTCTAAATTACCACGTATGGGTTTAGATACTGGTATGGGATATAGTATATATCGAGGAACTCAAGGAGCTATGGTTAGAAGAGTAAATGCTAATGGTATAACTCGTGAATATACTATGGCTCAGTGGACTGCTTTGCAAGCTAGGGCAGCAGGAGGAGCTGCTGCAACTACTGCAGCTATAAATACTGGTAGTAAGATAGTATCTACTGGTTTTGGTAGAGTACTTGGTTTCCTTGGAGGTCCTTGGGGTATAGCTCTTACTATGATTGGTCCAACCATTTATCAAGGTATTAAAGAGTTAATTCATAAGCAAGACGAGGAGATTGAAACTCTAAAGGAGCAGTTTAATCCAGATGCAATGAACCAGCATCAACAGGAACTTCTAAGAGAGGTACTTGAGGAGGCTACTCGTAATGGTATCATACAAGGTATGAGTCAGGCTAAACCACCTGAAGTAAATGTTAATGTTGATGGAGGTAGTAGTAATATGTTTGCTTTTATGGGTGATCCTAACAATCAATTCTCATTATTTCCAAGCTAATAGTTAGATAATATGGCTTCTTTGAAATCAAATACATACGAACTTAGAGAACAGCTTTACGATAGGCAGAATAAATCTAGGTTCAGAAGTGCAAATTGGAAGAATCCTGTTAATGCTATAGGATCTACAGTTACTGGAGTTTTCTCCGATTTATCTCAAGGTTTTGTAGAGCATAACAGTGGTTTAGTACAAGGAGATATAAATAAGGTATGGAGAGCTAAGATATTACTAGATAAAGTCGGTGGCCCTGCCACTGGTAGAACTCCTGGTTTACCAAGAGATACAGCTCCTTCTGGTAAATCTACTATCCCTAACAAATCTCCCAATAGAAAAGTTTGTCAAGCTGGTGGTTATCCACTACCTTACCTCAATGAAGCTTCTAAGGAGGTTTGGAGAACAGAATTGAATGAAGGTCTTATGAGACCTACAGGTAATGTAGATGGAGACCATTATGAAGCTCTACCATTAGACAGTCCTCCTACTAAGACTTTTAAGGTATCAAGAACTTCTAAGGACAGGGCTGATATATCCAAGAAGGCCAGTTCTCATAAAAGGAATGAGATAATCATTTTTAATATGAGTGGGGATAATGAAACTTATCAATATATCACCCTTCAGAATCGTCCACCAGAGTTGGAGTTTCAGGGAGAAACTTCCTGGGCTGCTATCAAGTCTTTCGGTAGAAATGTACCTATGTATCATTTTACTGGAGCAGAAGATAAGATACAGCTACAGATATCATGGTTCTGTAATGATCCAGAAAGGCCTTGGGAAGTAGTTCAAAAATGTAGGCTTCTAGAGGCTTGGTCTAAATCTAATGGTTATGCAGCAGGACCTCCAGTATTACAACTAGATTGGGGTGGTTCTGGTTTATTTGATAATGCCTATTTTATTCTTACCTCTGCAACCTATGTACTAAAGCAATTTAGGGATGGTTATATAGATCGTAGGTCTAGTGAAAATGTAGAATGGAAAGATGGTAGACTTTATCCTATGGCTGCTACCCAAGAACTTGTATTCTCCAGAGTAAGTAGTACTAACCCATTACACTCTTCAATATATGATCCAAGTAAGTTGGAAGGTATTAAGGGTATTGGTACTAGTAAGAAAGATCAAGTAGCTAACCCAAGAAATAATCAATCTTCATTATGGCAAGTATAAAAAGTCCCTATGATTCGGCAGTAATAGTAGAATATCCAGATGACTCTATAAGTCTGGAGTCTACTAAGGAAACTGTAGTTACTACCGATGATGATTTAACCTATACCGTCAAAGATGGAGATACTCTTCAAGGTATAGCTAATGTATATTATAAGGATTCTGGCTTATGGCATATCATAGCTTTGGCTAACGATATACAGAACCCATTCGATGAAAACGAATTTTACCCAGGACAAATATTAAAAATACCTCAGTATGGCGGAAATTAAAACTCCAGCTAGTGCCAGTATATTACAACATGGTACAGCTACTCCATATTTAGCCATTTTTAGTGAAGTAGGCACTCCCTTATTACATCCAATTACGGGAGTGCCTCTTGGGGCGTATATAAGCCAATTTCAATATAAGTATGATGAGGAAAATCACAATGAATGTACTATTACCTTTGATTGTGGAGATCCAGATGTTGTAGATGAGAAATCTTTCCCAACTGATATGAAAATATTTGTTCAGTGGGGATATATATACTCCGATGGTAGTTCTGTATCTAGTGAGGCTAAAGCTTTAAAGGTCAGGGATTACAATGTTGATTTTGATGATCAAGGTGTACATAGCTCATTAGTTTGCCTTGATATCAAAGCAGATTTATTGTTAAGTCTCCCTGTAAAACCTAACGGAGATGAGAATAAAACTCTAGATAAGTTCTTAGAGAATGGTTGTAACTTAGAGATGCCAGTAATAATAGAAGCTTTTGTATGAACGAGAAAATATCACAACTAGTTGATAACCAGGTTTTTCAACAGTTACAGACTGCTCAAACTGATCACCCAATAGGTCAAGGTACTATCATCTTTGCTAATTCCTTTACTGGTACTCCGGTTGATATGGACCAAAGGGTTAGAGATGCTTTAACCTCAGAATCATTATTCATAGGTAATAATCCTTTAGTCCAATTACAAAAGGCTTTAGAAAGATTGGAGAAAGGTCCTTGGTATATTGATTGCCGTGGAGATGTTCTTTATATACATAATAAACCATATTCTCCTGCTTCAGTACATAACTATGTATATGCCCATGAAAATGGAGAAGTACTATCTATAAGCTTTAAGACTCAATATAGAACCAAGAATGCAACAAGAGGTGCTACTATGTCTTTTGATAATTTTAAGAAACGTATTAAGACTACCTCTACTGGTATATCTGTTGGTTCCGAACAAGAGATAAGGGATCAGGCTGCAGCTATGAGTGGTCCTCAGTTAACTGCTGGAGCTAGTCCTAATTACCTTAGTCCAGATATTGAAGCTGAAAGAGGTTATTTGGAAACTCACTGGAGAAGTAGGATCCCTAGTGAATCTACACAAAAGATCCAAGCTGAAGCCGACCAAGAGTTTAAAAGAACTGCTCTTGAGGATTACGAGTACATGAAACGGTATGCTCCAGAAGTACATACAAACCTTGTTCAAAATCTATTACGTAGTAAGAATATGGAACAGGGTTCTCAAGGAGAGAAAGAGTTTCAGGAAAGATTTAAGGAAGCTGGAAATGACCCTTCTAAGGTTCAAGCTTTATTTAGAGAATACTTTGGTCAAGATACTGTTACCATAGATAATGGTGTATATAGGCATATGGTAGAAACTAAAACTTTAGCTGAATTGGTTGGTGGAGGTAGTGGTAGTCCTGTATATATTCCAGCTTATGGTACTGATAAAAAGAAGAAGGCAACTTCTTACGTATTTCAATGGGGTAGTGCTAGTCCAATTAATGGAGGAGACTTTGCTTATTCTGTAGAGCAGTTCCTTAAAAGTAAGAAATATGTCTTGGTGAGTAAACCTACCTATAGTAATGGAAATGTAGCTTCTGGTAGTAGACATGGAAATGTACAAGTTCAGATAGTACATAAACAAAAATCTAGGTATAGGATCTCAGCAGTTCAGTTGATAAGTGACTACTATAGTAGATCTTTAGAGAGCCCAGAGAGGGCTTATATGAAATACCTCATAAATAATGCTATGAATAATAGCACTCGTAAGATTACCGAAAAGAGGTTAGAGGTGGAAATGAGAGTAGTTGGTAGACCTACACTCACGGCTTCAGCTAAGATTCATATAGAGAATATAGGTTCTCGTTCTGGGGATTATCATATCAAAAGAGTTATACATAGGATATCCTCTTCTGAAGGTTATACTTGTTCACTTACACTATCTCCAGGTAACTATAAGGTAGCAGCCAATACTAATACTCTTGAAGCTAGTGTTGGTACTTCTAAAAAGACAAAGAGAGCTAAAGATGGTGGAAGTGAAACTCAGCCTACTAATGGTGGAGTTGTTATAGATATTAGCTTGATGACTAAGGATGAGATGGAATTTTGTGCTACTAAAGCTGGTAATATAAACGAGCAGACTCAAGTTACTACAGACGTAGCTTATAACTTATACCTTAGAGCTAATAATAAACCTGGAGCTCAAAGAACCGGAGTATATCATAAACATGTTGAGATGGAAGGTAATCAAGTTACTAAAACTTGGTTTACTTATACTCCACCACCACATGATGCTGATTACGAGGCTTTCAAAACAGCTTACTCTAGTAAATTTTATGACATTATTCGTAGAAAAACTGAGAATTATAAACGTTATGGTCAATAATTGATTATGGATAATACTAATATCATAGTTAACCAAGGTATAGAAGCTTTTGGTAGATACTACTCTAGGTATAGGGGAATAGTTGTAGACAATGATGACCCCTTATCTATGAATAGGTTAAAGGTAGCTGTACCGGATGTCCATGGAGGTATTATTGATTGGGCTATACCAGTTAATCAGGAAGGTTCTATGGATAGTGGTTTTAAATATATAACTCCCAAGATAAAAGATTTAGTGTGGGTATCATTTGAATGTGGTAATCCATCTAAACCTCTTTGGGAATATTGTGGTTGGGGTTTGGAAGAATGTCCAGAAGAATTAGCAAAACCTAATGCTATGGGCTTTGTAACTCCAAGTGGTAATAGGGTATTATTAGATGATGATAACGGTCAACTTACTGTTTATGTAAAAGGTAATGTAATGGTCGTTAATGAAGAAGGTGATATTCAGCTTACTTCTAAGAAAGGTAGTATCTTCTTGGATGCTGCTGAAGGTATTATGGGACATGAAGGTGACAATGGTGGATTGATTAACATTGACCAATTAACAGAGAAGCTCAATAACCTTCAAAGTGAGTTGGAAAACCTAAGAACTTTATTCAATCAGCATACTCATACTTCTTCTTCTCCTGGTTCTCCAACTTCTCCTAATTTGCAACAGGCTACAAGCCCATTTAGCAAATTTAAAAATGAAGATTATGAAGATAAAACTTTCTTACACTAATGGCAAACATTCTAGAAAAAACAATTGGATCTGGAGCATTATATCCCATTAAACTAGAACAAAATTCTAGTGGGCAGACTGGGTGGTACCCAGTAACCGGTACACCAGACCTTATATTACATAATATAAATTCGGTTATACAGTATGAAATAGGATCTAGGATTAGGCAAGAGGATTTTGGTAGTAGGCTTTGGGAATGTATAGAAGAGCCTAATACCCAAGCTCAAGCTTTCTTGGTTAGCCAGTTTGTTAAGCAAGCTTTGACTAATTGGGAGGACCGTATCTACTTTACTAAAACCGAACTTGTACGTCAAGGTACTCAACTTTCTATCATTATCCATTACACTATAAAGAATACCAATATTAGTGATGAGATAAGTGCAACGTATGAAACTTAAATAATATAAATAATATGAATATAACCAATCCGTGGCTCACTCCTTATCAGAGGTCATACCACCAAATCAAACAAAAGTTAATTGAAGGACTTAAGTCCATCACAGATTCACAAGGTAGGCAGCTTGTAACCGATGTATCAGAAGGTAACATCTTGGTTATAGTCATATCCATGTTTGCTGCTATAGCTGAAGTATTACATTATTACATTGATACTAAGGCTAGGGAATTTTTCTTGAGTACTGCTAGAAGATATACTTCTTTGCAGGATTTAGGTAGGTTAGTTGGATATTATCCTCACGGAGCTACTGCAGCAACTACAGACTTAGTGGTTACCCGTACTACTTCACTTAATACTTCCCATACTATAAGCCAAGGAACTACTATAACTCAAGATGGTACTACTTGGATGGTAGGTCAACAGGTAAGGATTGCTGCTAATGTTGGCTTAGTAAGAATCCCACTTATTCAACATAGGAGTTTTGATTTAAGTGGTTTAGTACCAAGTATTTTACCAGCTAATAGTACTCAACTCTCTATACCATCTGATTCACTACCTTCTGGTGAATTTTATGAACACGGTACTTTATCATTAACGCTGGGTGGTATTCAGTGGACTTTAGTTGATACTTTTGCTTACTCAAGGCCAGATGATACTCACTTTAGAGTTGAGATAGATAATAATGGTAATGTAGTTATTATTTTTGGTGATGGTACTTTTGGAAAGGTTCCTGTTGGTGGTAGTAGTATAACTGCTTGTACTTGCTACCTTACTAAAGGTGCTGCAGGTAACATAGATGCTGGAGCTATTACTACACTTCCTTCAGGTATATCATCAAGTGTATGGAAAGGTTCTAATGAATTTGCTGCTGCTGGAGGTACAGATTATGAGAGTGTAGAGTCCATGAGGGAACGTATTCCTTTGCAGGCCCGTACTCAAGGTGTAGCAATTACTAAGAGAGATTATGAGGACTTAGCACTTTCAGTCCCAGGAGTAGCTAAAGCTAAAGTAGAGTATCAATGTGGTAGGAAGGTAGCAATATATATCTTCCCAACAGATACTACTACAAACTCAAATATACAGGCTGCAAATATCCTTAAGCAAAGGGTTTGGGATAAGCTTAATCCTTATCTTCCAATTACTACTATACTTAAGGTATTCTCTCTTGGTACTTCTAGGATAGTATTGGATATGGATATTACTGGTAGGCCGAACTATAAAAAGGAAGATATCTTATCTCATGTTCGTACTGCTTTGTATAATACCTACAATATACAGAATTCTGAGATAGGTGGTTCTGTAAGGATATCTGACCTATATGCCCTGATAGATAATCTGGCTAGTGTAGATTACTTGAAGATTAATAAGTTTTATGTTATTCCTTGGGCTATACCTTTAAATGGTGGTCTTGGATTTACTCCCTATAGTTATACTCCCACTAAGGTAGAAGACTCAGTTACTTATATAATAACCATAACTTCTTCTTCAAGGTATACTATAACCTCTAAAGATGGTAAGTTTACCCAAAGTATGGTAACAACTTTATATGTTGCAAGTATCAATGATACATACCATGGTATAACATTTAGTTTAAAGTTGTTTGGTAATTCTGCAGCTATGTCTAATGTTAATGCTGTAACTGGTAGAAAGTATCAGTTAACAGTAAACATGGTTAACAACGACTATACAGATACTGGTTATACATTACCAATATTCTCAACTAATACAGATCTCACAACAAATATAAAAGAAACGATATGAGAAGTTTACGATCCCTTATAGATTGGTTACCTTATTATTTTAGGGCTAATGATACTTATGTAAAGGATGGTAAAGGTTTATTTGAACGTTATCTAGAAATTTTTGGTAATTACTTTGAGGATAAGGTAATAGGAGATATTAATACTCTAGGTGATATCCTAGACGTTGATAATACTCCAGAAGTTTATCTTGGGTACTTATGGGAATTCTTAGGTTCAATGCCATATGCCAACCCTCATGCAATAGATCCAGAAAGATGGAAACTCTTATTCAATGGTTTTGATAGTCCTACTACCGTTGAGGCTTTAAAGAGGTATTGGATCTATCCTATGAATACTTATGCTAATGGTACTAACGACCATTTTGATTTAACAGATTACCAGGTTAGATCTTTGGTAAAATATTCTATAGCTTTGTATTCTATTAGGGGTACTAAAAGATTCTTCGAGATCCTACTTAAGTTATATGGTATAGAGGTTACTATTACTATCTCTAAACCATATCCTGATATTACCATAGTAGATGATGATGATTCAGATTACTATGGTTCTGATCAGGATTACTATGGTATCGATGAAGATTATGCTGGTTCTGTTGATTCATTATTTGACTCTTTAAGCGAAGTAACTAAGTTGGATTCAGAGTGGATGAATCTAGATGAAGATACCATAGACCAGCATCAAAACTGTGCTCATTTTGTCAATGTTAACTTCTTACTTAACCTTGTTAATTACTCTTATGTTAATGGTAGTAATGAGTTTTTGAGATTACAGGATAGGATGTTCAATCTTATTAATATGTTCCTACCTTTAGGAGTTAGACCGCACCTAATATGGAAAGGTTTGTATGGGGAGTCTGGGAAGATAGAGAATAAAGTAGCTCGTTCTATAGAAGTATATGTAGATAGAGTACCTATAGATTGGGAAGATTCTGATGATGTATTTGTACCTTCTACGGATTATCCTGGTTGGTATAGGGTTTATGATAGGAGTACTTCTGAAGATATTCCTGCTAGAGATTTTGACTGGGCTCCATTAAAGTTTATGGTTAAAGTAAAAGACAGTGGAAATTTACCTGCCTTTGTATCGGACCAGCCTAAGAAGTTTGTCGTAGCTTTTAACGGCGAGGATTATTCTGAAGTAGAATTCGAGGATGGTCATATATTTACTATAAACCCAATAGGAGATGATGTATATTATCCTAAGTTTAAGGTTAGTGTAATTTGTAAGGATGATTTTGATCTTACTAATGGCTCTATTAGTACATTTAAGATATCTGAATGGAAGAAAGAGTATAACTATACTCTTTTCAAACATGATAATCCTTCAGTAGACTTAGAGCTTAGTAATAACAATGACTATATATCCATTAGAATTCAATCTTCTACTGTACGTACTTATACCAATGGAGCTACTCCTAGCCCAGGTGATGATACCTTTATCCCTCAACAGGTAGTTAATAATACTACAGGAGAATATCTTACTTTATGTGAAGACGGTACTACTTTACCAGATAGGGATGGTAATAATGTAGATTATTCATCTTACAAAGGTAGATGTATATATGTTCAACATATATTTAATCCTGGTACTTATGAGTTTGTAATGTTAGAAAGGCCTGAATATAAAATTACTATTGAGGTTACTAGGGCAGATGAGTATTTGACCTTGTCTTTAAAAGATGGTTTAGTAGAAAACTTAGTGGATAATGATAATCCAACCTGTAAAATTAGGATAGAGGCTTCAAGTAGTATACCTAAATTAAAGTCGGTAAATACTAGGCCTATGTTTATAAATGATAACGGTGGAAATGTATGGTCTACTATAGTATTTGGAGCTACTGGTAATAGTCCAGCCAACCCAGTTGGTAACTATAATAACAAACCGTGTTATAAGATAGAATCTGTTAACCTGTATAACTGTAACAGTACTAACAGAAGCTTACCGTTGAATATAACTTTGGCTTACCTTACTAAACCAGTACATGATAATAGTCAGTATTTGAGGTTAACAATAATAGAGTACTACAATGAGGATCACCCAAGTTGGTATGATAAAAGGGTAGTAACCTTTTACCCAGTTACTGGTGAAATCCTTGCTGAGGAAGAAATATATAGTCAAGGTGTAGATGGAGATGATGAATATGAATACAAGTATGGTAATGATGTAAAGGGATCAGGTAGTAGTTCTATTATAAACCAGTTTTTTATATCTGATCCCTCGGAGAATAAAGCACTTGGTAGTGGTGGAACTTTAGTGGATGGTATAGGTACTAGCGTTAGGTATATAGGCCTATTGACTGGACTTGCTGCAATATTAAGGTACCCAGAAGTTGGTAATAACGATAAGTTATACTTAGAGTACAACGGACTCTATGATAATGATATACTTATCAAAGAGGTAACTAATCCAGTTACACAGGTATGGAATAATGGTGAGTGGATTATACTTGATGATCCAGGTCATTATAGGTTTTATGGAGTTAATAATAGATTTAGTAATGTAGTAAGTAATCATGTAGATATTAACGTACTTTCTAATAAGTATAATGCTAAGTACTACTTAGAATTAGAGGATGGAGATAAGTCGGATGATGAAGCATACATGATACGTACTCTTATCCCATCTATACCTAATTCAGGCTCTTCAGTTAACTGGGGATTTGATTTCTGTATTACTATAGATAAGTCCATCATTGAGGCTAAGGATATATTAGATTTAGATGATAATGCCTTTGATTTAGAAGTTCTGTTATATAGGGGAGGTACTCCTAATAGAGGAAACTATATAAACTCATATACCGCAACTGTTGAGGTGTTAGTGGATGGGTTGGGTAATAGGTTACCTAACTATAAAATGAAAGGTAGTATACAATTAACCTGGGATGGCAGTTATACTCTAGATTTAGAAAATAATAACTTCCCTCCTGGCTTATATTGTGTAGAACTTCATGATAAGGGTAATCCTTGGCCTGGTTCTCCCTCTTATAGGGTAGTAGATGCTTATGTTGTTCCTCAAAAGTTTAATTGTAACTTGTACTTTGATGTAGATGTTATTAATAAAGCTTGGACTTCACCTGCTGGTCAGATTTATAATATCGACCCAGTTACAGGTAAGTATACTTGGGGATGGTATAAAACTAATGATGATTACCTATATTCCGTAAGACTTGTAAGGTATGATCCAGCAACAGGTATACCTCAATTCCGTTTAAAACTTACTAATAATACTATAGGGTATAACCGAGTATATATGTATAAGTTAGTTGAAAATGGTGATGAATGGGATGCTGGAGCTTCTTATCCAAAGGTTTTACCTCCTATCATAAGAGCTACTCCTACTGGTAATGATGGTATATCTAATCCTAGTTGGTTGGATGAAGCTATTCCTAATGAGTGGGGTTTCCCAGGAGCTTATAATGATAATCCAGAAGCTGGGGCTATTGGATGGGACTATGGTAAAGGCCCTACTGGTATAGTTGGATATAAAGGTAGATGGCTATTTACTGGAACCATATATAAATTAGGAGAACTGATATCTGGTCCTCAAGAGCCTGGTAAATACCTATTCTTAATAAATCAGTTAAGTAGTATAGATGATAATTCTATTAACTATGCTTACTTAGAGGTAAGAGAAGAGATAGATTATTCTCTAATTGTAAATCCTAGTTTGGTTTTATTAGGAGATACTGCTGTTGGTGTTAATATAGAAGCAATAAGTACTGCTAAATTTACTAAAGAAACTTTAGGAGTTAATGTAATATTACCAGATGGTACAGAAGTAATGGCTTATTATAGTTTGCCATGTACTTATAGTGTATATCAGGTAGGAACTTATATTTTTAAATTATATAAATTCGATGGAGGTCATTGGGTATACTTGGGTTTAAGTGCTACATTAAAAGTACTATCAGATAGTGGTATATCAGAAGAGTACTTAACTTGGGATTATACGGATGTTTCTGAAAAGGAAGTATCAGTAGTTAGTACTGATCTAAAAGATTGGAACATAAGTCTTCAAAATTAAAGTACCCCTTTGGTTAGTAGCTATGAGTGATTTTAATAATAATAATAATGTTGCCGTGAAGACGACAATAATTGGGTTTTTAGCAGAGTGGCAAAGTCTACTCTATAATATGAGATGGATGATAACTCTGGCTTTAGTACTAATTTTGGCAGACCTATGGTTTGGGGTTTCAGCTTCTAAACACAGAGGAGACAAAATTAGAAGGTCTAGAGCCGGTAGGAGAACATTTAATAAAGTAATAGATTACCTATGTTACATCTTTATAGGTGTAACAATAGGTAAGGCTATTGCTGAACCCTACGGAGTTGATCCTATTATAACTGCTATAACAGCTATGGTATTATGCTATTGTTTCGAGATAGATAGTATATATGGGCATATTCTAGAATTACATAATATTAAAGTGAAATATTCTATCTGGAAATTGCTCGCATTTATTCTTACACTACGCTTTAAGCAATTTGCGAGTGCCATAGAAGATATTAGTAAACAATACGAAAGTAATAATAAAAAGGAAGAAAACAATGGCAACTAAAACTTATTTTGGCTTTCAAAGCCAACTAAAGTCAAAAGAATTAACTGAGGCTATAGCTTTACAGCATGGTCCTGGACCTTTATTTGGTTATGCTGGGTTCTCTATATCTGGCCAGGCTATAACCTTGACCCCTTTACCTGATTCAGGGGATACAGAACTAAAGGATTTTAGGGATCATTTTAGTAAGGTAGTAAATAACCGGATGTCTTCAAGAATGGTTATGGTACAATCTTTCGGAGCTACTGGTAATTTTGGAATTGTTACTAAAGATGGTTATATAGAAGTAAATAACGATGATAATATAGAGATTGTTATTTCTAACAGTCAGAGTACATATCCCGAAATTATCGTTGTAGCTAGGCATAACTATTCTGAAGATGTAAATGTAGAAATGCCAGTAATTTATGAAGCCTATTGGAATCAGTCCAATACTTCTTTCTTTAGGCTTTATAAAAAGGCTATCGATTCTAATTACCCTACTGCCCTTAACTCTCGTTATATAAATGGTCTAGATAGTATTACAGGACCACAGGAAGATACTCAACTATCTTATAGTTACCTATCTAGTACAGCTTTAACAGCAACTGGAGTGGATCTTAATCTTCTTTCTGATTGTACTCTAGTAGGTATATATGGCACAGGTAACGATGTAATGTTAGAAACTGGAGCTCTTCAAAAGTTTATTATATTACCTTACGATGGTAATTTCCCAATGGAATTATCCTATTCATGGGCAGACATTAACTTTAATAAAGATTTACTTAGGTATCTTTATAAAGTCTTTGATGGTATGGGTAGTATGACTTTTGTTCAGTATCTAAAAAAGATATTGAGTGAATCCAATGAAGAGGAAGAAGTAGTACCTGTAGCAGTTCCAGTAGGAACTATTGTAATGTGGTATGGCTCTACTTCTACTATCCCATACGGTTGGGAAATATGCGATGGTACTGCTTCAGTACATAATCCTAGTATTACTAAACCAAACTTAATGGGTAGGTTCCCTGTTGGTTTGAGTACTTCGGATTCAGATTTTAACGTTCCTGGAAAGGTAGGAGGTAATAATAAAGTTACTCTTGAAATAAATAACATACCACAACATAGCCACGTTTATACGGCTGATGATAATAGTGAGGGTAAGTTTGCAAGCGTTGAAACCGGTTTCCCACAGGCTTATCAAGGATCTTCAGAAACAGTAACAGGTACTGCAGGTAGTTCTGGTAATCAGGGTGTAGCTAAAGCTTATAATTCTTCAAAGGTTGGTGGTAATAAGCCAATTGATAATAGGCCCGCTTTTACAGTAGTATGCTTTATCATTAAGACACTTGAATAACCTTCCTTGTTTTCCATACATAAATTTAGGTTGTGACGGGGGGCTCAGTTGTAATGACTGGGTCCCTTTATTTGTGTGATAATTCTTTCATAGCTCTTTGTTCCCAATACTCTACATCATGTCTTAAATCAGATATATATTGTATAGAAGTCTTGGCTTTAGGAAGGTTAAAGAATTCTGCAAGCATAGCATTAGTTATACGAACTCTACCGTTGTCAGTCTTTTCTAATAAGAAAGCGGTTGGAGTCATTAGGCATTCAAATACCAATATAGCATCTGGAGAAAGGTGTTGACTCATGTAATCATATAAAGTCTTAAGTAGTTCTTCTTTATATGTACTATCATCATCAGCAGTTACATCCTCTTTATTGTTATCATATAACTCATCAAGTGAAGTTAGGCTTTGAAAGTACTCTGCTCTTTCAGAGTAAGCTTCTTGCAAGAGGTGATACTTATAAGTTGATAAACCTCTTAAGATGTGAGCTTTCAAGAATTCAACATTTCCTTCACTTTCTTCGTAGTATCTATTGAATAAAAATAACATCTTATCCCAGAAATAAGAGTTAATCACATCCTTTGATACATTGTATCTACGGCAATCAATTTGCTTAACCAAGTTTTTGATAACTGGTTTGCAAAGCTTGTACAGTTTGGCAAAAACCTTTTCATCATATTCTTTGAGAGGTCTTATCCTATGCAATTCAGGGCCAATCGTTTTGTCAAGTTTCATATCCTTTGAAATTTTAAATTAACTTTGCAAAATTAATAATAAAAAATGAATTATGC